AGCCGAAACTGGATAACAAGAAACAGAAAACAACCTATGACGTCGCAGCAGTTAGATGGTGATCATCTGTCGATGATTGATGAAGCGGTGATTAGATATCACGCAAAGGGCGAGGATTTTATAGCCTTACTAGACCAGCATTTAAATTTCCGCGCGCCCGAGGAGAAATACGTGTACAGCGGACCCGATTATTTGATGTTAGGTAGGGTCGAGGAAGACGAGGAGCATGGTCGCTACTGGTACGTGGCGTATGCTGCATCCAAAAATAAGCAGCCAATCAAACAGTTTCTGGAATTAGCACCATACAAGCTTGACAGTGTATGCTTTAGTAGGTATCGACATATGACAAAGGATTCTCCTGAGATTAATAAATTTTATAAATGGGATAGATTAGAAAGGTATTATTATGGGAAGCAAACCAAAACCACCACCACCTCCTCCACCACCTCCGCCACCACCCCCGCCACCCGCTCCAGCTCCGAGGCAGCCGATTAAGCAGGCGACTAAGCCAACTACGAAAGCAAGTCCTTCGCGGAAGATTGCGATGAGTCAGGCACGGAAGTCTCGACCTGCTGCGTTGCAGCAGAGGCGTCGTAGCTACTCATCGACAGGCATGGGTCTTGGATCTAAGATGTAGATGGACGCTCTTAAGCAGAGATACGAGGAACTAAAACTTTTGCGGTCGAATCTCGACCACATGTTTATTGATGCCCAGCGGTATGTGCGTCCGAACTCAAACGAGTTCGACCACCACCACACAACACGTAAAGACGACGACTCGCGAGAGATTTTCGACGACACTGCCGTCTGGTGCAATCAAATGTTCGCCAATGGTCTGGCTTCGAATATTATACCGAAGTCGGATCGTTGGATGTATCTCCGTGCTAAGGATATCCCAACATCTGAGTTAAATCCACAGGAACTGACGTATCTGCAGAAGGTATCTGATCGTATTCTGCATGAGCTGGCACTGCCAGAGTCGCAGTTTTATTCGTCATCCCATGAGTGCTTCCTAGATATCGGCGCGTACGGTACGTCACCTGTGCAGGTATCATATCAGGATGGCGTTGTTAATTTCCGCACTCGTCCGTTGGCTGATACATTCTTTGATGTGGATTCGCACGGACGTGTGGACACTGTATTCTACCGCTGCTTTAAGACAGCTCGTCAGCTACTGCAGATGTTCCCACAGGTTGCGGACATGCAGGGTTTTGACAAGAATCGTGGTATTAGCTCTAAGTACGAGTTGGTCTACACGATTCAGCCGAGTACAGATAAGCGGGCTAAGAAGGGTGGTCGTATTGGACCCGAGCGTCCATATACCGTTACTTACTGGTGTCCATCATTTAAAGAGCCTCTAAAGGTAGACGGCTCAAGTTATTTTACATTCTTAGTACCTCGGTGGTCTAAGTTAGCGGATGAGGTGTACGGACGTGGACCAGCATTCACATGCTTGTCTCAGATCCGTGTGCTCAATAAGATGGTCAAGGAAGTCTTGATTTCATCCGAGTATTTGAATTTCCCAACACTGACAGCCGAAGAGGACAGCATTATGCTGCCCATGAAGTACGGCTCACGTCAGGTGATGTTCCACGAAGCTGGAAGCAATCCGCCGTCGCCGATTATGGCTGGCAACCAGCCACAGTACATGATGGACATGATCCGCATGTATCGTGACACAATCAATCGCTCATTCTTTGTTGACCAGATTATCCGACAGGAGAAGAAAGAGCGTCAGAGTGTAACTGAGATTCAGGATACTCGTGGTCAGATGTTGAATCAGCTGGCTCCGCTTATTAATCGCATGGAGTCTGAGTATATCGGACCAGCAATTGAGATTACGTACGAGATGCTTGATCGTGCTGGTGAGTTACCAGATGCACCTGAGTCGATGCAGGGTGTGGAGTTGGAGATTGCGTATGCAAGTCCAGCAGCGCAGGCTCAGTACTCAACCCGACTTTCTGACATGAGCGCATTTATGCGTGACATCGCGCCACTGGCACAGGTTAAGCCTGAGCTTATGGAGGCACTTAATGAGCGTGAGCTGTTTGAGGACTATGCACGTTACCGTAACGTCAAACCTTCAGTAATTCGCTCCGAACAAGAACTACAGGAAATTAAACAAGGAGCTGCCGAGCAACAACAGATGATGCAGGCAGCACAAGCTGCTCCGCAGATTGGAGGCGCAATAAAGGATATTGCTCAGGCTAAGTCGGTTGACCCAGAGGGAGTTGGTCAGCTTCTAAACATATAATATGAATCTACATTTGATGAACCTTAAGCGGCTTCGTAAGAAAGCTCAGCTTAGGGAGGATTTGACTCAGATACTTAACACCCCAGAGGGTAAGCGGTTTTTTGCTGTGCTGCTGCGAGAGTGTCATGTAACCAAGCCAGTGTTTCATAGTGAGGAGTCTAAGCTTCGTGAGAGTGAGGGGCGTCGTCGTTTGGCAATGAGTTTTTTGAATCTACTAGCGGAGGATGATCCTCAGCAGTTAATAAGTAAAATAGAACAGGAAAACCAAAACGATGAGTGAAGAAACTACAGAAGGTTTGGGTAGCGGGTTAACAGAGACACCCGTCCAGACTGAGAGTAACGTCACAGAGTCTGCACCTAGTGTGGATTTTGGTAGCGAAGATATATATCGGCAGTTTGTCGAAACACTACCAGAGGATGTACGCAGTGCAAAAGCATTGCAAGAGACAAAAGACTTTACATCTCTTGCTAACCAGATGTTAAATGCTCAAAGTGCTTTGGGTAAGAAACGTCTTGAAACACCACAAGAAGACTGGGGTGATGATCAATGGGAGGAGTTTTATGGAAACTTACGCCCAGAGAATGATGAGTACTCAGTCCCTGAAGAGATTCAGTTACCAGAAGGCTTTGACGGTGTCGAAGCTCCTAACTTCGACGACGACACAGTCCAAGAGCTTGTGGATTTCGCAGGTGAGATGGGTTTAACGCAACGTCAGTTTGACCAACTGTACAGTCGTTACGGTCAGATGTATGTCGAAGGCAATCAGCAGCTTTCTGGCAATCAGGAACAGACACTGAAGGAGTACAAAACCGCACTGCAGGCTGATTGGAAAGATGACTTTGATGTCAATCTTAAGGGAAGTAAGGAGGCATTTTCTGCGCTTTCTCAGGAGATCCCAGAGCTTAATGATCTCATTCAGGATCCCACAGTTGCAAACCACCCAGCTACGCTAAAGCTATTCCATAAGTTAGCTGGAACAATGGGTGATACATTACCGCCGTCAGGTAGCAATGTACCATCTGCTTTTGGCAGTGGCTCAGTTCAGGGTATTCGTGCGCAGATTCAAGATTTGGATGCATCGAATTCTGATCTAATTTTGTCGAACCCTTCGTCGCTACCAATGGCTGATCGTGCAAAGCGTCAGCAAATCCTTGACAAACGTGCACAGCTTTATGCTCAGCTGTACGGAGAGGGTTAAAAGTACTTGACAACACCAATTCACTGGGCTATCTAGGACATACTGGGTAGCCCTTTTTTGGGTCCAGAGACAGCTTTGGAAAGCCGTTAGTCACGTTATAACTAGAAGAGTCCGTGAGGGTAGCTCGTCGAAAAACAAACTATCTTAAATTAACTTCTAATTATTATATATTATGGCATTATCAGCAGTAGGTTCACAGGGCTACTCCACTGGAGGAGGTTCTGGTAACGATTATATTGAAAAAGCATACGTTGCAGCTTTCCGTGAAGGATTCGAACAAGCGTTCCAGCAATCCGAATCAAAGCTTCAGCCGTATTTCGAACAGGAAACACAGAACGAAGAGTATCAGTACTTCGACCGTATCGGCAAAGCCGAGGACATGGCGGAAGACACTTCTCGTTTTGGTACTAACCCTAACAGTGAAATCAATCACGACCGTCGTCGCATCGGTCTTAAGGACTACGAACTCGGTAAGTATATCGACGAGAAGGATCTTAAGCGTGTGATTACCGATCCAATGAATGCTTACACCCAAGCACTTCTTGCTTCGGGTAAGCGTAAGATTGATGACATCATTATCGACAAGTACTTTGGCGATGCATACACTGGTAAGAGTGGCGGTACAACCGTCACCTTCGCAGAAGGTGCTGGTGACGAAGATCGCACTAACATTGTTGTTGGTGCTGTCTCTGCTGGTGACATCACTGCAGCTGGTGATTATGTTGTTGCTGGTGGTAACACCGAAGGTTTCTCCGTTGGTGCGAACTTTGGTGGATCAGCTTCTGGTCTTACACTAGCTAAGCTACGTGCAGCACGTCGCACAATGCTTCGCCTGCATGCAATTGATCAGGACGAAACCGTCAACTGTTTTGTTACGGCTAAGCAGCTGGATGACCTCTTGGGCATCACAGAAGTTGTTAGCTCTGACTTTGCAGTTCGCAAAGCACTTGCCGAAGGTAGCGTAACTACGTTCCTTGGCTTCCGTTTCATCCACTGTGAGCGTCTACCGCTTTCAACGGGTTCAGGCGGCGACGAGCGTCGTGTGATGGTTGCTACCGACAAGGCACTTAAGATGTCTGTTGGCACAGGACTTAAGGGCGACATGTGGCGCGATCCTTCCAAGAAAAACATCCCTTACATCTACTACAAGTTGTGCGCAGACGCTTCTCGTATGTGGGGTGAAGTTGCTGGAGAGATCCGTTGTAACGAATCCTAATCTTAACCGTAGCCTCCCCTGTAAATTCGGGGGAGGCTACTCCCTTTTTTTATATGTCAACTACGCCTACAAAGCTAAATATCATGAACGCTGCTCTGCGTAAGGTAGGCAGTTATTTTTTAGATGCTGACGATACAACCAGTACTACATATCAGATTGTAAATCAGGCGTATCTTGACGCAATTTTAGAGATTTTTTCTGAGAATGTGTTTAGTTTTAACACAAGATCAATAACAGATACTGCTGAGAATCAGGGATTCCCGCTCACAAATGAACCATATAAGTATACTTACGTAATACCAGACGACTTTAACTCACTACTACGTATTGAGCACCCAACAGAGTTTTATAGGATAACTGATTACTCTATGGAGCAGCGGGTGATAAATACAGATGAAGAGAGCATTCGATTGTTTTATACATATGTACCAAACCTAGAGTCAGCAGCTTCTTCTGAGGTTCTGCCACCATATTTAAATAGGTTAGTTGTTTTACACATCGCACAGGCAATTTCTATTGAGCTTTCTGGTTCTGAGAATCGTCATGAGATTTTACACGTACAATATGAGAAAGCATTACGCCGAGCTAAGGTTGTTGAGGCACGACAAGGACCCGCACAGACTTTAATCAGTGACGGCACATCCCGAATATTAGGAAGTCATTACTCATATGGCACGATACAGTAATGTAACTACAAATTTCTCTGGCGGTTTAATTACCGACAACTTGATTGGTCGTACGGATTTACCCCGTACGGCTAATTCGTGTCGTAAGATGGAGAACTTCCTTCCGACACTTCAGGGACCAACATCGTTTAGGCAGGGCTTTGAGCAGCATGTAGTCA